CTTCCTATGGCACCTGTGGCTTCACCTACGACGCCTCTAGCCCGGACTTTGTGCCCTACGACAGCCTTACGGAAGCGACCGTGCTGGGCTGGGTGTGGGCTGACGGCGTGGACAAGGACGCCACCGAAGCTGCGCTACAAAGCAACATCGACGCGCAGATGAACCCCACGACCGCTGATGGGGTGCCGTGGTAGCAACAACTGGGCCGTAGTTATGGGGGAGATAGGCCATGCTAGACCCTATAACTGCCATAGCTACGGCGACGGCAGCGTTCAACGGCGTCAAGAAGCTGGTCGCTGCCGGGAGGGAGCTGGAGGACTGCATGGGTCAGATGGCCCAGTGGTACACAGCTCTTTCCGATCTAAGCGAGGCGGAACGCAATGTAAAGAACCCGCCCCTGTTCAAACGACTTACGAGCAAGAAGTCCGTAGAGCAAGAAGCGCTGGAAATCTTCGCGCACCGAAGGAAGGTGCAAGCACAGGAGAAGGAACTCCGCGAGATTATCCTGTATGCCTACGGCAAGGATGCGTGGACCGAGCTTATCGGCTTGAGGAGGCGCATTCGGCTGGAGCGCGAGAAGGCCATTTATGCACAAAAGCGTAAGCGAGAGGATACGTTCTGGACGGTGATAACAATCGTCGTGTTAACGTTCCTGTGCTATGGCTTCTACGCTACACTGAGTTTTGTGGTTAACGAGATGAGACCACAGACAACCGAAGAACCGGACAAATAAAGGGCCATAACCTATGACCACTGAGACCGCACCGAACGTCCCGATGATTACCATCGACGACAAAGAATACGCCATTGCCGAACTACCGGAAGTAGCACAGATCAACCTTGCCCGGGCACAACAACTCCAGCGCGAGATTGCCGAACTGCAAATGCTTCTGGAAGAGCGCCAACTGACCCTGCAGGCCCGGCAAAACGCCGTGGTGAAAGCTGTGCAGGAAGCCGAGTTTGAAGCGGCCAACGAAGCGGCCAACGAAGCGGCCAACCCCGCCGAATCTGGAGCGGTACAGGAAGCCCCGGAACAAGGAGACGAGACCAATGAGCACGCTGCTTAGCCTCTTTGAGGCCTTTCCGGCATGGCTGACCGCCATCACTACGCTGGTCACCGCTGCCACTGCAATCACTGCCTTGACCCCGACCAAGACCGACGACAAGTACGTCTCCATGGCGCTGCGAGTCCTCAACATCTTGGCCGGTAACTTCGGCAAAAACCGCAACGCGGACGACACGCCCGCTGAGAACAAGGAAGGCTGAAATGGATTTCGGTATGGAGACTGCATGGAGCGGGCTGTTAACGGCGTTTATCGCAGTGGTGGCTTATATGCTCAAAGACCGAAGTGATGAGATTGACCGCATCCAAGTGCTGTTAAACAAAACCCGAGAAGAAATGGCTCGGGATTACGTCACTCGGAGCACTCTCCATACCGACATTCAGCGCGTCATTGATCGCATAGAAGCTCTTGACGCCAAGCTAGACAGGCTTATGGAGCGGAAATGAAGTGGAGGATAGTCAGCTAGACATACTGGTGAGCCTGTGGCCTGTGTTTGCCGGGTTCATTTCTCTAGTAATTGTCTTAGCGAAAATGCATGCGGACCAAGAAACAATGAAAGAAAAAATCCGCGTGTTGTTTGACTTGTGGAACTCTAGGGGCAAGTAGCATGAAGTTTGACGCCATCAAGAACATTGTAGGGGCGGTAGCGCCTACCCTCGGAACGGCTCTCGGTGGGCCTCTGGGCGGTGCAGCGGCGTCAGCCATTGCCAGTGTGCTTGGTTGCGATACGGACGCACGGAGCCTAGAAAAGGCGCTCTCGCAGGCCACTCCAGAACAACTTGTTCAGATCAAGAAAGCGGAGCTTGAGTTCGAAGCTCGCATGAAAGAGCTGGACGTTGACCTCTACGCCCTGCAGACCGCCGACACCGCCGATGCCCGGAAGCACTTCGCCAAGGACTGGACGGCGCGGTTCCTTGCTATCACTTTGTGCTTGCTGTTTGCGGGCTACATTGTCCTCGTGACTGTCCTCCCGCCGGACCAGAACAGCGATGCGATCATTAACCTCATTCTTGGTTCGATTACTGGCTCGTTTAGCACGGTCATTGCGTTCTACTTCGGCAGCAGCCAACGGCAGGACTGAGATGAAGAACAGGATGAAGACGGGTACGGAAGGTGTCGAACTTATTAAGCATTTTGAAGGGTGCCGTCTGGAAGCATACCTATGCCCTGCTAACGTGTGGACTATTGGCTATGGGCATACTAGCGGCGTCCGAGAAGGCGATGTGATCGACCAAGAGGCCGCTGAAGCGCTGCTGATTGAAGACCTTGAGGAGTTTGAAGGCTATGTCAACGACATGGTGGAGATCGCTCTCAAGCAGCATGAATTCGACGCTATCGTCGCTTGGACGTTCAATCTGGGTCCGGGGAACCTTAAGGAATCTACGCTCCTTAACCGGATCAACTATGGTCCGCTCAGCGATGTGCCTGCGCAAATTGAGCGATGGAATCGAGCGGGCGGGAAGGTCCTTGAGGGGCTGGTGAAGCGTCGCGCTGCCGAATCTGCATTGTGGCAGGGGCAGGACTGGCGGGAGGCGGTATGAAGAAAGTTTTTGAGCCAAAGATGTTAGGATCAGGTAGTATCGAGCCTGCCCATGAGCTAGAAGTCCTCTGCGCGAACTGCGGGTTTGACGTGGATGAGGCTGAGCTTGCGGCAGATACCTGCTCGGACTGCGGTGAGCCGCTAAACCTGAAGCAGAGCGTAGCGATCAAGGTAACTACCGTGCCGATGTCCGGCGCGACTATGTGATGGGTCCGCTATGCCGCTGCAAAAGGTACAGATAAACCCGGGCATCAACCGTGAAATGACGCGCTACGCCGCTGAAGGGCGGTGGTATGACTGCGATAAGGTGCGGTTCCGGCAAGGGCTACCTGAGAAAATTGGCGGTTGGTCGCGTATCTCTGAGAATACCTTCCTTGGCACCTGCCGGTCCCTGCATAACTGGATCACCCTCGGCAATCTCAACCTGCTGGGCGTAGGGACTAACCTCAAGTTCTATATCGGGCAGGGTGGGGCCTACTATGACATCACCCCTGTGCGGGCTACCACGACCCCCGGCGGGATCACTTTCTCTGCCAGCAGCGGCAGCTCCACCATCACCGTAACGAGTCCGTCTCACGCGGCGGAAGAGGGCGATTTCGTCACCTTCTCCAACTGCTCAGGCCTCGGCGGTAACATCACGGCGGCAGTGCTCAACCAAGAGTACGAGATCGTCACGGTCGTCGATGCCAATACCTTTACCTTCACGGCGCGTACGGCAAATACGGCAGTAGATAGCGGCGCAGCCGCAGTGCTTGCAGATGGATCGGATACGGGTAACGGGAACTTCACCAACAACACCGTAGACACCACGAGCGGCAGCACCACGGCGACCATGAACGACACCTCCGTGCTTGTGGCTGGCTGCACCATTAGTGGTACGGGTATCCCGGCGAGCGCCACCGTCGCTTCTATTACAGATGCTGTGACCTTTGAGTTGTCCGCTCCGGCTACGGCTACCAATACCAACATCACGGCGACCATCAACTGCTGTACGGCGGCTTACCAGATCAACATTGGCCCGGCTTCGGTGGTGCCCTTGGTCGGTTGGGGTTCGGGCCCGTGGAGTTCCGGCACTTGGGGTAGTAGCACGCCGATTACGGAAGACCTGCGCCTGTGGCACCAAGCCAACTTTGGTGAGGACCTGATCTTCGGATACCGGGGCGGGGAGCTTTATATCTGGGATGCCTCTAGCGGCATTGCCAACCGGGCTACCCTGCTGTCCGCCGAGGCCGGAGCGTCAAACGTTCCTACGGTGCAAAACAAGGTATTGGTATCTGAGAACCGCTTTGTGTTCTGTTTCGGCGCAAACCCCCTCGGCAGTGCGGACGTGGACCCACTCCTGATTCGCTGGTCTGACCAAGAAGATGCCACCAACTGGACCCCTGCAGTGACTAACCAAGCAGGGAGCCTACGTCTGTCTCGGGGTAGTGAGATCGTCACCGCCCGGCAAGCGCGCCAAGAGATCGTGGTCTGGACCGACTCGACGGTGTACTCCCTGCAGTATCTTGGGGCTCCGGCGGTGTGGGGCGCGCAGGTGGTTGGTGAGAACATCTCTATCATGTCTCAGAACGCTGTGGCCTACGCTAACGGCGTGTCCTACTGGATGGGTAAGGATAAGTTCTACAAGTATGACGGTCGCAGCCAGACCCTCCGCTGCGATGTACGGCGCTATCTCTTCTCCGACTTTAACTACGAGCAAATGCCTCAGGTCTTTGCCGGAACCATCGAAGAATTCCATGAGGTCTGGTGGTTCTACTGCTCCGCAAGCGCCACGACAGTTGACCGCTATGTGGTCTACAACTACGCCGAGGACATTTGGTATTACGGTTCGCTGGACCGCACGGCGTGGTTGGATTCGGGCACCCGGCAGTACCCGCTAGCAGCGACGTACTCCAACAATCTCGTTAATCACGAAGAGGGGGTTGATAATGACGAGACCGGCACAACCGCAGCTATCAACGCGTACATTACTTCTGCTCAGTTTGATCTGGACGACGGGCACAAGTTTGCGTTCATTTGGC